TGATTGTCTTAAATATTTAGTAGCGAACAGACATGACCCGGCAGATTTGACATTATTAGAAGAATATAACCCATTATCAGCATGGGGTAAAGTAAACGATATGAGAAAACGAGCTAAAAAAAGGAGATAATCATGGCAACGGCAAGAAAAGGTGACTGTGGACGGGGAACACCAAGAGTAGGGTCTAAAGGCGATACAAAACCAAGTGGTGGGTCAAGACCTAGAGGTGGTTCAAGCAGAGGTACAGGCAGAAAAAGAAAATAAAACTTATTATTTTAAGAAGGAGATAACATGAGTATACCTTGGAAAACATACGGAGCAAGTATTAGTCTTACCAAGAGTACCCTAAAAAAAACACCATGTAGATCTAAGAGATATAAGGGTATCGGCAGACCAAAGAAAACAGATTATGATTATTTAACACTACCAGAAGTTTTTGAGCGTGCAAGAAATGGTTTTATTAATCAGTTAAAAAACAACATACAAGAGGCATTCTGGACAAAGGAGAAAACATGAAACACGACATAAACGATCTATTCAATTTTGAGATAGTTGGGTACACAAAACCAAATATGCAGGAGTTGAAAGATATGTATACTAAGATAATGAAAGGCAAGAAACGAGCATTTAACCGAGTTTGTATGATAGCCCCGGACAAGTTCTTAGAGAACAGCTTTGCAAGAACAGATGTAGTAAACGAAGAAGTAAGACGTAAGGGTGATTTAGTTAAACCAATGTGGGCGTTACCATACGTTGATTTAAGACGTAAGAAAGCATTAGGTAGAGGCAGAGCCTTAGTTTGTTATAAAGAGGGCGTAGAACTAATCCCTGTGCTTGTGGTAGGCAATTCAGAGGCAGACATAGATGCTTATGTTGAACAGACAGCTAAGAAGATAAAGTTTGCTGATAAACCCAAGAAGAAAGTAATCAATAAGATTGTAAGGAAAGGCAAGAAAGTATAATCTATATATTTATAATACAGTAAAGTGTTGATTTGGGTAGTATATATAACAAGGAGAAACAATGAGTGACTTAAAGAAAAACGAAAATGGTGAATATTTAATACCATACGCAAGTAAGGATGTGGGATAATGGGTAAATTCAATAAAGCAGAGGTAAAGTTTTGGCTAGATGAGGCATCAAGTTGTGAACAACGTCAACGTAGAGAGCTTGTAACTCGTTGGAACTATCCCTTCTTGATACATTACTACGAAGGTCAGATGAAGATAAACTCACAAGATCCTTATGTTATCAAACAACAGCAGTTATCGGTCATAAACGATTATTTCCCATCAACTAATCAGTTAATATCCACAATAATGTACCAAAACCCTAATATAATGGCAGAAGCGGCTAAACCTGAAGCAGAAGAGCAAGAACCGTTGATGAAGAGTGCTTTAGAGTATTGGTTTAACCGATCTGATGCTATAGACGAGAACAGAATAGCATTATTTGATATGTTTGCTGCCGGATATTGTGGTGTTGAGGTCGATTATATGGGTGAAGTAGATGCTTTGGACAGGTTAATCAAGTTACCCACAGAAGATGAACTTGCAAGGCGAGAACAATCAGGTGTTCAAGTAGCTAAAGATAATATAAAGCGATATGCTAAGAAAGTATCGAATAATGATGAGGCAGAAGCTAAATTAGCACAGGAAGGACCAGATCCTAAATCAGCGTTCAGTACAAATGAAACGTTTGGTGATGGTGAGAAAACATATGTGCAGAGATGGAATCCTATAAACATATTGTTTGATTGGCGAGCAGAAAGACTTAAATTCAGACGATATTCACTTAAACGAGTGTTAATGAGTAAAGCTGAATTTGATAAGAAGTATCCGGGATTCGAGACTAAAGTAGGTATAGGTGCAGATGACGATACGGTTAGCGTGTATCCATCACATCTAGAACATGGCGTACATTCAGATCAGTCAATGAAATCTACTGTACTGCTATATGAGTTTCAGATAAAACGAGGTGTTAATGATTACTGGACTTTGGTAGTAGCACCGTCATATCCAATGGAAGAGATAGCATTATTCAAACGACCTTATGTAACTAACGGATTCAACCTTAAAATAGGTAATTTACATAAATATGGTGCTATGTACCCTGTACCTATGTTCCAGATAAACAAGAAGATGGCAGACGAGATGAACGAATATGTTATGTTCTTAAAAGATACTGCTGAGAAGAGTGTACCGAAGATAGGGTATAACAAGAACAAAGTCAAACTTGATGGTGTAGAAGCATTATCAAGCGATGTTACTAACGATTTAGTACCTGTAGATGGACAGCCAAACACTAATATTCAGCCAATACAACCAGCTATCGTATCACCTGAGAACAAAGAGTTGTTTGCATTATGGAAAGAAAGATCCACTAAAGGTTGGAGTATACCAGAAACCAGAATGGGTCAGAAATCCAATGTAAGGTTCGCTGAAGATTTAAAACAGCAAGAAGCAGGATTTGAGAGCAGCCAGATAGATATACAACAGGGTTTAAGGTCTTTAATCCGAGAAGAACTAAACACAGGTAAAGATATAATAGTCAATTTCTGGGATGGTGAGACATTCTTTAAGATAACAGGTGGCAAGAAACCTGATTGGTATGAAGCTATAAATGTTAATGGAATCGTTATAAACCCACTTACAGAGCTTCTAACGGCAGATTATTATATAGATGTAGATATAATGACCAGTTTCAAGCCTAATACCGATAAAGAGAAGAATGATTTGGTGTTGTTACTTAGAGAATTATTAGGTGAAGGATCTATGATCTTGTTACAGCAACAGGGCAGACAGATAAGTCCTGAGTTTATTAATAAGATAGTGGCTAAGTTCGGGTTAAATCCAGAGACAGTATTTGAAGATGCACCAGAACCCGTAGCAGAAGGTATGCCGGGAGAAGTTCCTCAAATGCCACCACAGGGAGTGCCAAATGCCTAGATATCTCTATCATTGTGATGAATGTGACGATAACATAGCTATAATGAAACCTATGTTAAACAGTCAACGATCAGAGAAATGTCCTAAATGTGGTGTAGTTATGTGGAAAGATGTATCAAAGGTTGCAATAACAGGCACTAGAGATAGTTTCGGGATAGGTAAAGAATTTGTTGATGAAAAGTCAGGACAGATAGTAGATAATTGGCGTACACATGAGAAACTAGGGTACTGTGATGCTTTAGAACACCATGCACACGCACCGAATAAGGTTAAAGAAGGTATAAAGAGTAAGATAGAGAGAGTAAAGAATAAAGGTGCTGAAAAGATGAAAACTACATTAGCGTAAAAAAAGGAGAAATATGTTAAAGATTATGAAATCAGAAACAGCAGACACAAGATCTGCAAAAGAAAAAGTAAAGAAAGAAACATTACTAGCAAGCAGTCACCAACATGTCGGAGATGTGCAATTAGCACTTCATTGGATGGCTAGTCAATTAGGAGAATGTGCGTTGAAACATGATTGGACAAAAATTGATGGGATAGACCAGTTTGCTGAAGATTTTAAGTCTGTCCAAGAAGATTCTAGCATAGATTTTAAAAAATTACCTTGGTTTAAAAGGCATGTAACAAGTGAACGACATCACGTTAATGATTTTTGTCCTGATGATGTGAACTTGTTTGATTTACTTGAAAGGGTAGCAGACATAACTATGGCTGGTATGGCAAGAACAGGAAAGATATATGATGATACCTTATCCCCTGAAATATTGACCAAAGCATATAAAAACACAGTAGAGCTTTTAAAGAAAAACATAGAAGTTTCAGAATAACTACATTAGCGTAGGAGGATTATGATAATTACATTATCGGATTTATTTAAGAGTTTAAAAGGTGAAAGAGGCGATAAGACCTTAATGGCTATGAAGAAGTTAGATGACGAATATGTAGTAAAGAATCACATGATGGTCAAGAGTGTAGATTATTTTTTTGTTGAGAAGAAAGCAGTTAAGAAAAAACCTTCGGCAACGAGTGTTGCTTAAGTCTCCAATAAAGGTTTCCTCACCTACTATCAACGAGGCTAACAAGGAGAGATAAAATGACGGAAGAAAACACAGAGGCTAAAGAAATCGTAGAACAGAAAGAAACTCAAAATGTTGCAGAAGAAACAAGAGAAGATGCTTCTGACAAGATGGATGAGATTCTCGATAACTACGAAAAAGGGTTAGATCCTGCTCCGGTTACCTCTACCGAAGAAAAATCTACAGATGAAGAAACAAAACCTGAAGAAGCCATCGTTGAGCCTGACAACGCTAAAAAGGAAGCTGAACCAGAAGAAACGAAAGAATCTGATGTAGAGGGTGAAATCCCACAAGAGTTCCATAAACATCCTGCTTGGATAAAACAGCGTGAGAAACTAGCTGAAGCCGAGAAGGTAGCACAGGAACTTAAAACTAAGTTATCTACTGAAAAGTCAGTAGAGATTGAAAACGTAATTAATTCGCCAGCGTACATACGAGCAAAGATGGAAGGTGAAGGTTACAAGGAAGAAGTAATTGGTCAAGCGTTGGAGAAAGCCGGGTATAAAGCACCTGTTGAATCTAAAGAAATGGTGGATACAGTAATTGAAAAACTTGGATATGATAAAGCAAATTTAACACAAGAGCAATTAGACTATATTCACGATATAACTAAGATCTCAAATATAATAAATCAATCTAGTGTTGATCCTCTAATACAGGAACGGCTAGAGAAAGTTGAAAATGTTATAAATGATGAATCTAAGATAGCAGGTGCTGAATCTTTAGTGGGAGAAATGCAGAAAACTGTGACAGGTGAGGGTATATTAGATTACAAGATAGACATAGAACCTCAACTGCATAAGTATCTGGATGATAACCCACAGGCTACACAGCAGGAGATAAACGGTTACTTCAAAGACTTGAACCATAGCCTTGTACTTGAACGTGGCTCGTTGGCGAGCAAAAAGGCAGACCGAGACGTTAAGAAAGGTGTATTGAAACAAAATACGCATAGTGTTGGTAAAAGTGGGATGCAAGTACCTGATAAAACAGGCGATCCTAATACTGATGCAGATAACTTTCTTGATTCTATCGGTATGCACAGTTAAAGGTGGTGAATCATGGCAGAACAGAATGTAGCATACGCTAGTCAAGATGATATTCTGGAATCGTTAGTTCTGCACACACTTCCTGATTTTGGTCCTCATGGTGATGGTATAATAAACCAGAACCTATTGCTAGCTTATCTTAAAGGTAAGGGTTCAAGCAAATCTTTCAAAGTTAAAGATGGTGGATTGGAAATTTGGAAGGGAGTTAGAACAAAACAGAGTTCTAATTTTAAGTGGCAGGGAAAAAGCGATACAATGAACACAAACGAACAAGATCCCGACACAAGAATGAGATTTGATTGGAAAACATTTACAGGCTCAGTTGTGTTAAACTCGTTAGATAAAGCAAGAAATAAAGGTAGAGCAGCGATTAAAGATTTCGCACTAGAACTCAGAGAACAGGCAAATGATACTATCATGAACCAGTTTAATTCTGCGTTTTGGAAAAGTTCTCCTACAAGCGACGAACCTTCTTCACTTCCATCAATCATATCAACAACGCCAACTACCGGAACTATCGGTGGAGCAACCCGTTCTGCATCTAAAGCTTTGCAGAATGGTCTAGTTGACGATACGATTACAGATATAGGTTCAGAAGCAGGTATTAAAGCACTAAAACAAGCTCAGATCAGACAGACTATTCGTGCAAACGATATGGTCGATTTGATTATCATGGATGAAGGCAACTATTCTGGTTTAGTAGGTTATTTGGCTACACAGAACAGATTTATGCCTAATGATAAGATGGCAGATCTTAATATGGACACCATCAAATTGGGGAAAACAACTATCGGTTTTGAGAACACTTTACTTACAGATGACACAGATAATACTATAACAGCAGGATATGTTTATGGTATCAATTCTAATCATTTGACATTTGAAGTTCTTAAAGAAGGTAACTTTATGTGGAATCCAGACGGCTTTGAAAGAGTTGGTGGAACACTTAATAAAGCGTTGTATTTTTGGGTGTTTTGTAATCTTGTAACTAATTTGCCAAAGGCACATTTTGTTATGAATGATGTTTCAACTGCATAAAAGGAGGGTGATATGAAAAAAATACTAAGTTTAGTATTAATCGCCCTTATGGTTGCAGGGGTGGCATACGCTGCTACTCCGGGATATAGACTTTCTCCGGGTATCGGTGAAAACATGACAACTGCACAAGGTGGTCAGCAATCAGATCCAGGCAAAACGTTTCGTATGGTACGATTCATGCCTGCAACAGCAACAGCTAATTCTACAACACTTACAGCGGAATCTATTGTAATATGGGATTTAAGTTCCGATGATGGTGTTACAATAACAACAACAGAAACTTCTTATGATTCTGCAGTAGCTGGAATTATAGTTCATGCGTGTTTGACACCTGAAACTATAGGTAATACAGCTGCCGTTGATCGTGGTAAGAGGAACTGGACATGGCTACAGACACATGGTTTAGCACAGGTAAGGGTGCAAAATCTTGGTTCAGTTGTGGTTGGTGAAGCTATGGCAACAAGTAACAATGAAGGTGAAGCAGGTTCTTTTGTAGCAAGTGCGAGTGCTGCAGGACTAAACGGAAATGCTGGATTCTTCTTTGATAGTGCCGCAGCGGATACAGATGATGTTGAGTGTTTTGTAACTTGTGAATAATTGGTAAACAGTTTTAGAGGGTTTCTGTTGTAAAAAATCCTCTTTAAAAATCAAGGAGTGACAATGAAAAAAATTATAAGTATATTTATTGTTGCCCTCCTTGTTACTGGGTCAGCATTTGCGGCTACACCGGGGTTTAGACTTAGCCCGGGAATAGGCGAAAATAAGACCTCGGTACAAGGTGGACAGCAATCTGATCCCGGTAAGACTTTTAGAATGGTAAGATATGTACCGGCTGGTGGTTCTGGTGACAGTACAACGCTAGTAACGGAATCTATAGTTATATGGGATTTGGTCTCTGATGATGGAGTGACAGTAACAACGACAACCACATCACCAGATAGTGCGGTAGCTGGAATTATAGTTCAGGCAGCTTTATCACCTGAAACGTTAGGTAATTCAGCTAAAGAAGATAGAGGTAAGAGAAATTGGACTTGGTTGCAGACACATGGAGTGTCACAGGTAAGAGTAAATGCGACTAATGGTGTTGTTGCTGGTAATTCTATGGGAACGAGTGCAACAGCAGGAGAAGCAGATATATTTGTAGCAAGTGCTTCCGATGCCACTAAAAACGGTAACGCTGGTTTCTTTTATGATACATCAGCAAAAGCACTAGATGACGTAGAGTGTTTTCTAATGTGTGAATAAGTTATAAGGTTTCGTGGGGTTTCCCTAAAAAATCCCACAACAAAAAAAGAGGTGAATATGAGCGAGAAAAAGAATAAAAGATTAAGAAAAAGGGTTAAAGATATTATGGAAAAGAACGGTATGAACAAAAACACTTTTAAGTTTCGTATGAAGGTAGCAAAGAGAGTATTTAAGATGGGGGCTATTACAGTATGTCTTGTTTGCATAGCATTACCATGTTTAGCAGATAAACTTATAGTGCCATTTGATTGTTACCCTAAAGAGATACAATCAGGATTTGCAGAAGCAGGTATGAAACTAGATTTATCAGGTAACGACAGAACAAGAGAATCATGGGGATTTATAGTCAATGAGGGTAGCCAATTTGTTATTTATACATATAAGAATGCAACACCGGAAGATTTTAAGATAATTATGGATATAATTCAAGGGAGTGCTTAATGGTCGCAATACCTTTAATGCCAAATATGTCTATGCCAACACAGATACCTACAATGTCTTTAGAGGATAGGTTAGCTTTGCGTAGAGTACAAGGTCAGATGAAACCAGTAGACACTAAGACACCTGACGATTTGACACTTGAAGGTAGGATAAAGAAACTTATGCTAGATCAGGGTATAGAAGGTTTTGATAAAGCACCACCAATGTCTAATATAGAATCAATCCCAATAACTAAACCATTATCAGATAAAGAAACAATCCCGATAACACCTGAAGATAGAGGTATAGAAGGGTTTGATATAGCACCACCTATAAGTGATGTTGAAAGTGTACCTATAGAAGAAGCCCGACCTGAAGACCAGTATTCTACTATGGATAGTGGTGAAGGTAGTTTAGACCCACAAGACTATGGTAGTGCTGAAGAGTTTGTGAAGGCGAAGTCTACGGAAAAAGCATTTTACAAAAAATATCATTCACAACACAAAGATATAGGTGGTAAAAGAGCCGGAACATCTGAAGAAAACAAGAAAAGCATACTATCTGAAGGGTTTAAACAGAGAGGGTTTAATGTAACAACTTTACCTGTTAATAAGGGATGGAAACCCACTTCTGGTAATGAAGGTATAATGGATTACACAGAAAAAGCATATGGGAACAAGAAGGGTGATGTTGTTTATCTTCTTCCTAGGGAAGCCGTTGAAAAAACAGGTAACGGCTATGTTCACAAAAAAGGATGGAAACCTTCTACCGAAGAAGTGGTAACAATAGAATATGATTCTCAATCAACTTACGAAGCATATAAATCCCAACTAACCGACATCTACAACAAGGCACAGGGTGAGAGTAAAGCGACAAAAGTGCTATCTGAAAAAGTCCCGGGATCGTATGGTTTACTCCTTTCTCCTAAAACTATGGGTGGGAAAGAAGGTAGAGCGACTATTCAAGAATCTAAAGACTCTATAGATATTATACAGATACACAAAAACGATGCACCAAAGGGACAAATGTCTAAAGAAATTAAAATACTTGAAGAAAGAGCCGCTCGTGAGGGGAAAGAAGTTAGAGCTATTGATGTAAGAGGTTCTATAAAATACTGGGAGGGTATGGGATACGACATTGTGCCAACTAATCTAGAGAATACTCCACGAGAACTTAAAATAGTTGATGCCCTAAAAACAACAAAACAACTAACCGACATCTACAACAAGGCACAGGACAAAAATCTAACCAACAAGATAGCAAGGAGAAAATAATGGGTAAATCAACAGTAAACAATATGCTTTCTAGTGTTAAACGTAGAGTTGATTACGATATAACAGATGACGATCTTGACACATTGTTACTAGATTGCATGGATGATGGTTTAAGACAGATGAAACAATGGCTGTTTGAGAACGACCTTAAAAACGATGTAAGTGAATCAGGTTCGTTTAAAACTATCGCAGGTCAATCATATAGAGATATAACAAAAGCCGTTATTGTAGGTGATTTGACTACATTTACGGGTCAAGCCGGTGATACTATAAATGTTCATATAGATGGCACAGATTATGATGATATAGACATAGCTGCTTGTACTACTATAGCATTAGTAGTTATAGCTATAAACGCAGCTACAAGTGGTTCGCAGGCTTCTAGTGACGATAATGGATATTTACAGATACTTTCAGGCACAACAGGGTCAACTTCTATAGTTACAATAGCTGATGGTACAAGTACAGGTCAGACAGTAGTAGCCGAGTTGTTTTCAGTAGCCGCAGAAAGAACACAATCTGCGATAACTGATGTTGACGAGATTTATCGGCTTACAGAAAGAGTTAATCAAACAGCAATAGATATGGTAGATTATTATGATTTAATTGCTATGAACCCTAAACCATCGTCAAGTACAGCAAGTACACCTGATGTCGCTGCATTATGGGATGATAAGATATTCTTTTATCCAACACCGTCAGCAGCAAATCTTGTCTATATAGATTATTATATAAAAGTTACAGCACCAGTAGCAGGTGCTAGTTTACCATTTGACCAGAAATATGATGCTATCTTAAAACAGTATTGCAGAGTAGAGTTCTTTGCATGGAAGTTTGCAGGTAGTCCACAAGCACCACCTTTAATGAGAGAAGAAGGTAAGTTGAAACTATTGGTAGACCAGATAATAGTTAATTCTGCTAAAAATATAGGAAAGAATAGAGGACAGCGATCAAGAAGATCTGGTGGAACACCCGGACCAAGGAGGGCAATATCAAGCTAGACATTAATAAAATAGTAAGGATATTAGTAGCTAGTATGATTTTCTTAGCGGTAGCCGGATATAAAGGCTTACCACAAAGAGACTATGCACAAGCTATGTTTTGTCTTTGTACGTTTATAGTTTTTGGATTTTTACTTAGGAATATATGGCTTTCACTCTTCGTTTTATGGACAGTAACGTTATATATTATGTTCGGGTTGGAGACAGGTGTAGTTTATATAACAAACATGTTTTTTGGTTGTGTACTTTATTATGCAACAAAACAAGTCTATCAGAAGAAACATATAGACTTTTATATTAAGATATTACTTATATTCACAGGCTGCAATCTGGTGTATATGGGGTTACAGATATTAGATTTTGATTTTTACTATTTAATGGTTATCAGAAACCTTCAAGGAGTGCTTTCTACAGTAAACAACACAGATCCATGTGGTTTCATGGGATATAAAGCAGGAATGGGCATGTTAATGGCTATGTCTATCCCCTTAGTTGCCACCAGACGCTTCAGGTTCGCTCTAGTGACGAGTTTACTACTATTCGTGCCTATCTATATATCAAGGTCAAGTATATGTATTGTAGGCGGTATTGTGGGATATATGACAGTTTTATGGTTTCGTATCAGTAGACGTCATTGGTGGTCATTAGTAGTCATTATGGGTCTTTTGGCATCTCTGTATGTCATTAAGATAGATGCACCTATGGGAACGTTAAACACCAGACCTAAACAATGGAAAACTGTTTTAAGGGATTGTACTGAACATCCGATAAAAGGATGGGGATTAGATTCGTTTAGACACTTCACTAAACTGAAGAAAACGAACTATTGTGATTCTATAACAAAGACAATAAAAGATGGTAAATCATCTGTTCATTTAGTTCAATGGGATAATCCACATAACTTACCTATCTCGATATTCTTTGAATGGGGTCTTATAGGGTTGTTATTGTTAGGTGGGTATATAAGAGCGTGTTTTATCAGGTTTAAAGGAGCATTAAAATCTCCTAATACTTTAGCATTAACCGGGTTTATGATAGTGTTTTTCATAGTATCATTAGCACAATTCCCGATATTTTTAGGTAAATTTGCAGTTTTCGTAATTCCACTTTTTGCACTTTACGAAATTTCTGTGGGGGATTAAATAAAGCGACCAAGATTGTTTCGCTTACGAGGATGTAATTTCATATGAGAAGAAGAAGAAGAAGTAAAGCACTTTTTGAACTGGAGGTTAGTAATGGGTCAACAACGTAGATCAATAGAGACAGTACAAAACATGGCTAGAATCAGTAAAGCTCAACAACGAACAGCTATATCAATAACGGATGCTGATACTGAAGAAATAATAATAGCTTCTAGTATGTTTGCTATAGAGATACAGAACAATGGAAACGAAGATGTTTATTATGGTGGTAGTGATGTAGCATCGTCAGATGGTATTGCACTCTACTCTGGAGATAAACTAATGTTTACTAATGTTGAGAATACTTTTAGTATCTATTTCGTGGTAGCTGCTGGAAAGAACTCAGAATTAAGAATGGTGGAGTATAAATAATGAAGAATACAATAATAAAAGAGTTATTGCCGTATGTTGAAACATTTGCTAGTAGCTTAGCAGTAGAACATGAGAAGGTTAAGAAAGTACAGAAAAGTCTTGAAAGCCAAATAACGTCTATTAAAGAAAACGAGCAGAACAGAGTAGTTGCTCATCAACAGGCTAAAGAATCGTTATTGGCACAGGAAAAAGAATATCGAGAATATAAAGAACATCTTGCTGTTAAAGAACGAGAGATAGAACTTGAAAAAGCTGAATATAATGCACAGAAGAAAGAATTTGAAAAACGTACTAAAGAAGTCGAGGATAATCTAGCTGAGATAAAGAATGTAAAAGCTATGAGTGCAGAACAGTTACAGAACAATAAAAAGATAGAAGATACTTATAGGAAAAAGCTAGAGTTCCTTAAAAAAGATGATGCTAGAATAGATAAGATGCAGAAAGATGCTAATGCTAAAGAATCTAGTCTTGATATGAGAGGTAAGATGCTAGACGATAGAGAATATGAACTTGCACAAGTCAGAATCAAGTTAGATGAAAGATCAGATTTTGTTAAAATAAGTGAAAAACAACTTAAAATCAAACAAGCACAAGGATAAACAATGGATAAATTCTGGAAATTCGTAGGAAAGATAGACGATAGAAAACCAAGAAACGAAGGTGATTTTGCTTCTCCTGTAAAGTGTGAGAACTTACTATCCAGAGATGGTGTTTTAGCTACACCACCGGGAACGGTTAAAGATATTACTACTGAATTAACTGGCAGACCTACTTGGGGCGTAAGGTATGATACACAAGAAACTGGTGTAGTTAAAAAGCAGAAAAGTTTTTGTTATACAATAGACGGTAAACTATGGTTTTTAGATGAGGTTGCTAATACTGCTACGGAAATAAAAGATGGGTTAAACACCAATGCATATCCTAAAAGTTGGTTAGTTAAAGTAAACACGCAGACAATACTTTATTTCGTAGACGGATTAAAACTATATAAATATGATGGGAACAATGATAATACATTTAACGAGGTTAAAGTTGAAGATTCTAATGGAGAATCAGTAAAACCTATAGATTTGATAGAGCATAAAGATAGGTTGATACTAATAAGTCAGGATTTTGCTTTTATATCAAAGAATCTTGAATTTGATGTGTTTGATAATCCGGTAGATAGTATCCAATTAATTGTTGGGTCAGGAAAAGGAAGTAATCTAGCACTAGGTAAGATAGAAGATATTTTATATTTTATGAATACTCAAGGTATATTTGTTCTTAGAGGTGATTCGATAAGTGCTGTAGCATCTACATTCTCGATTGATTTAATAGAAGAAAGAAACATTGTTGCTGGAAGAACAGCTATCAAGGTAGAAAAAGCGATTAATTTTCTTGCTGCTACTGATAAGAATATAGAACTATGGTCGTTTGATGGTGTAAACACTAAACTGTTATCTCATAACGAAAGGATACACGATAAGATAAATCTAAGTAAAGTAGCATTAGATAAAGCAGTAGCATATTATTACGATAACTATTATATGTTATCTTTTGTTGAGCGTGGAGAAACAGACAACAATTTAGAGTTCTGGTGGGATGCTCTAGGTGGTGCTGCTAGATGGGTACGAGGTAGAGATGTATCGTTTTATATGTCGGGTAACCCGACAGTAGAAGAACCGTTTTTATGGGTAGGTAGTTCATCAAGTAATTATGTATTAAGACACGCACCGGGTGAAAGAACATTTAACGGATCTAAAATACCTATATATATATTAACAAAAGATTTGACTATTTCTAAAGGTAGAAACGTAAGGATAACAGAGATATTTCCTGAAATTAAATGTACTGGTCAGAACAGTATAGATTTACGATATTTGCTAGATGGTAGGTTAAGTGATTTAGACCATGAAGCAGAAACTACGGTAGATTTAAGTGGAGAAGTAAAAACATTAGGTTTAATTCGTATCCGTAACCAAGAAGGTGTTTTAAGCAGAGTGTTACCAAAGATAAACTATTCTAAAGGCGTGAGTATCGCATTTGAGATAAGAATGGATGTAGATTTTGATGTAGAGTTATTAGGTATTGGAATAAGCTACATTGACAAAGGTGATAAAAAGAATAAAAAAGTAGGAGCTTAATATGAAAAAAATATTGATTATGTTTATGGGAATGATGATTTTAGCTAGTTCTGCATTTGCAACGGTGACTACTTTATCGTATGTTTCACCTGAAGATGTATCTATTACAAGGTTGGAATCTAACAGACAGACTTTAACAGATGCAGCTAATAGTGTAGATGGTAGTTTAATTCAATCTGGGTCTATTGTCATAACAGCTTTAATTGATGATGCTAGAACCGATGTCAGGTGGAATGAAGGTTTTTCTGATTGGGTATATACAGGTTTAGTAGTACCTACAACTTCGGCTACATTGACAGCAACAACAACTTCAGGTACAGCTTATGTTTCTGGAACAAGAGTAGAAAAAGATGCTACAGCTAAACTATACACAGCAAGTAAATGGACTTTTGTAGACCTTTCAAGTGATGGAGTTTACACTTATACCGAAACTGCTATTGCTGCGTCTGATCCTGCAATAACTGCTGATTCTGTAAGATTATCTAGGGTATCTTCTGATACAACACAAGTATTTGCAGTAAGAGATGATCGTTTAACTGCTATTACTTTAGGCAGTGAACAAGAGAATTATCAAAGAGAAAACTTTACTATATCGGTTGTAACGCCTGATGCGATAACATTAAGTCCGGGTATCATCTATAACGGAACAACAAGAATAATAAAAACGGCAGATACAGATCTTAATTTGGCAACTGCTGGGGATTGGGCAACTTCTGGTGGTTCAAGAGCAAATAGTACAAAAGGTTATGTTGTAGTTAATACTTCTGGAACACAATATAAATTATCAACTACTGATCCTACATTAACAGATACTTCAGGTAATACTGATGGTGAATTAAGATATTCAGTTATAGATTCAGTTAATTGGAGAGTTCTTGATTGGTTTTGGATGGATGCTATTGGTAGTGGAAACATTACTGAAGAAAGTTATGGTGCGTGGAGAGATAACGCTTTACCAGAAGAAATTATACAAGTAGTAAACATACAAAACGGTGTGCCTGACGGTTCAACTGGAAATGGAACTAATGTACCCAACGATAACACAGTTCCAACTTGGGCAGAAGTTTATAATTTCACAGCATTAGATACATCTATAGTGCCAACAAATGCTAACAATACATTAAGAATAGATGTTGTTGTTTCCCTATGTCCTGATTCTGCTGCTTCTATAGCTTACGGTATATGGCAAGATCCTTCTGGTACAGATGAAGCTTTATGTATTGGATCATCTTATAATGCTAGTTCTACTTTTGCAGATACCAAAACACTTACTTATTATATGACCGCAGGAACTACAGATGCGACTATTTTTAAGATAGCTGCCGGTACTATCGGTGGAGCAGATGATGTTAATCTAAATTCTATAACAGCACACGCAGCTAAATTTGGAGAATCATTAATTTCATCAGTAACAATAACAGAAATAAAACAAGGGGTATAAAAGATGGAAAGACCTAAAAAGACAAGATTAAAAGATAAAGATATGAACGATAGGTTTGAGCAAGTATATCAAGATGGTATGGGTAACCCTGTAATATTGTCGGCAGCACCCACAAAACCTGCGGATATGAAAGCTAACACAATGGGATATTATGGAGATAAATTATACATACGATTTGCAAATGGCAAATTACAACAGTTTGATGGAACAGAAATAACATAAGGAGCAGACATGGGAGTTTTCAATAGTATTGCTAACATATTCGGTTTGGGTAAAGATAAAGGTCAAGGACAAGCCCCTCAACGAGCTAACCGAACAACTTTATTGCAAGATAAACGAGGGTTAGACTTGTTTAATCGAATTAAGGCTAGATCGCAGGGTCAGGGGTTAGGTATAGCACAGAAAGAATTAGACCCGGCAAGTGCTACCTTTGCAACTAGACAACGAAGAGCTTTTAATGAAAGCACTATGCCTATGATTTCACAACAGGCATCTTCAAGAGGTTTAGGTAAATCTACTATCCCAATAAATCGTGCTGCTTTAGAAAAACAAAAAACTGAAGAAAGTATATCTGAAAGAATAGCTAATATCCAATTACAGAACGAACTATTAAAACGTCAAGAACAGAGTACAGCTATAGGCAGAGAAGGTGCTATGGTCGGAACAGATGTTAATCAACAGAACGCAGAAACACAAGCAGCTAATATGTTTCAACAGGCAGAGTTTTTACGGCAACAGGGTTATAGAGAAAGATCAGAAGCTAAAAAACAAGAAGGATTGAAACTGTTAGTCGGTGCGGCAGCACCTGTTGTAGGCGGTGCTTTATCTGCTGTAGCACCAGCATTAGCTGGAATACCCGGAGTAGGTGGTGTGTTAAGTGCTGGTGCAGAAGGATTAGGACAGTTCAGTACAAATGTTGGTAATATATTAAATCCTCCTAAATCTAGTGGGTTAACCATTAATACAGGTGATAACACAAGTGCTGCACAAGTACAAATATCAGATGACGAAATAAATGCGATGGGATTGAGTGACGAAGATACAGCGTTTCTGAAAACATTAAGAGATAACTTTGGAGGAAAATAATGGCTAATCTTACACCTGAACGAAAACAACAATTAACAAGTATGTTCACACAAATGATGTCTAAAAAAGCCAGAACTAATAGTGGTATTTCTAGTGAATCAGTTGATACAGTAAATAAATTCGGTAGTCCAGATGTCGTTAAAAAGGTTCAAGACGTAGAAAAAAACGCTCAAGCTATTAATGTCGGTAATCTACAGCAAGACAGTCGGAGTGAAGCAGAAAAGACATGGGAGAATATGACACCGGCAGTTAAAGAAAACTTTGAACTGATACCAACAATGGATAAAGGTGTTTTGACAATGGGTATAAGAGAAAAACCTGATGTTGTTACAGGCAGAACACAAAAAGCTAAAGTAGAAGAAGAAACTAGAAAAAGAGAAACTGAAAAAGAACAAGCACCGGGAGTTAGGCAAAAAGGTTTTGAAGATGAACAGTTAAAATCATTACAAGAAGCTAGGGGAGCATCAAGGGTTGGTACTCTAGCATCTATGAATAATCTTGAAAATTTAACTGGTGTAGGTAGAGATTTTATGGATGTATATGCTAAAGGTGTTGATGAAGGAGGGTTAGGTGGGTTTGTACAATCCAAAAGAACAGCTTTAACTGCAGCCTTAGGAGAACCACCAAAAGCATTAAGGGATATGGGTTTAAAGAAGTTTCCCGGAGCTTTAGATCCAGAAGCTTCGTTTTCGGAATCTTTTAGTGGTAAGAGACAAGAATTTTTATTAAAGATGATGCCTATGCTAACACAACAAGCCATGAAATCTACTGGATCAATGAGAATAATTAGAGGTGTAATGCAGGCTTTAGGTCAAACAATACCAGATGAACAAACAAGACCACAAGCAGCAAAACAGCAAGTAACACAATCTATCAGAACATTTTTTAGATTTGCTAGAGCAGCAGAGAATTTGGGAATGTCTATTGATGAAATATTAATAGATTCTGAAACAGGTTTAATAAGAAAAGAAATAAAGAGTAACGAAATAACTGATTGGGTAGAAAAAGTAAATGAATTAACTGGCAAAATAGAATTATCTGCAGATGAACAAGACGCTTTGGATAACATGACAGGAGCGACCACAAAGCCAGTAACCGATTTGCTACAAAGACGAGAAGGAACAGAAAAAAGAATGGTTGGGGATATAGATTTTACTAAAGAAATAGAAGATGGAACACCAGATATTTTTAAAGGTATGACTACTGAAGAAATACAAGCGATAGCACAAGGGAGATAAAATGGCTGACAATATACAACAGGCTAAACAAGAACTAGCTAGGCGCGAGGTATTAAGACGTAAAGGCTTAGAACAAAACTCTAAAAAGACTGGTTTGGCATTGGGTCTTGAAAGAGCAGGTAAACTTGCAAGTGATGTTGTTGGGCAAGCTCCTTTAATCGGATCAGTAGTAGCCGGTGCTGGTAGTGAAATTATACCTAAACTTATTCCACCAGTACAAGCTGCAGAAGTAGTGAATCCCATACTTCCTAAAGCAAGACGGGTTTTGTTTAGTGGTTTAGGTGGAGCTAAAGGTGAAGAGTTCAAACAAGAGTTTGAGAAACAGCCTGTAAAAGCTACAGTAAGAGCCGCAGCAGATGTAGTTCAACCTATCGTTCCATTCGCACCGACATTGGCTGGAATGATACCAAAACCAGAAACAACAGATGTTGAGAAACAGAAACAAATAGGAACAGGTGCAGGGTTAGCAACGCTAGATGCACTAGGAGAAACTATATTTCCTTTATTCGGTAAGGTTGGAAACGTTATAGGAAAGAAAGTATTTCCAAGAGCTAAAGCCATAACAAAGACAATTCTAAAAACATTACCTGATGATTTCACTAATTTTCTTATAAAGCAAAAGGGTGTAGCTTCAGATTCAGTTAAGTTCTTAAAAGAAAAAGGTACTGAAAACGTAAAAAGAATAGCTGGCGATCTTACAGACAATATAGATGATTTCTTTGTAAGGTTAAAAACAGGAGTACAGACTAAAATAGATGATGCAGGTAAAAGCCAAAAAGCAGTATTTGATAATGTTCCAAGTGATAGAAGTTTTAATATAAATGAATTTATAATAAAATCCAAAAAACGATTAGCTAGTGTCGGTAGGGTAACTAAGACAGGAAAACCAAGTGCTACCGGCAGACAGATAAAAGCTAATGCCTTAGACGAAGTTGATGATATTCTGAATAACTTATCTAAAAGACAGCAGACAGGGTTTGATATAGGAACAGGTAAATTATCGAAGAAACAAACTGTTGATGTATCAAGAAAAGGTTTAGGTGGAACGTTTGAGAAAAAGGTCGTAAGAACGAATGTTAATAAAGAAGAATTAAAGTTATTGAGAGATAGGTTGCAAGCATTAAGAAGTAACGCTAACCCTTCAGAAAAAAGAATATTAACTGACATAGTAAATAATCTTGTTGATGCAGGAGAGAATCAAGGTGCAGCAGGATGGAGAGCAGCACAGAAAAAATATACTCAAGCTAAAACGTTAGAGAAAGAGTTTCTGAATAGTTATGGTGATGTTAAAGGAGTAAATCAAGGCACAATAAAAGATTACTTTAAAGCATCTAAGGTTAATAAAGATAAACTTAGTAGACTAGCTACAGAGTTAGGTGACGAAACCTTAGAGAACGAATTAAAAATAGTAAGTGCAAATAAATCTTTGCAAAAAGCAGAGCAAGAATTTAGTGATGATAAAATACTATCAACGTTAAAAGGTTTACTTGATGATGATGTAAGGGTAGTAGCTAAGACAGAAAAGACATTAAAACACATGTTTGGTGATAAGGCAGAATCCATAATAAAACAAGTTTCAAATGTGAAAACTGCTGGAAAACTGAAAAAGGTTGTAGGTGTCACAGCCGGGTTGGGAGCAGCAGGTGGTACTGGAAAAGCAATATTCAACAAAGTTGCTGGAAAAAAAGAAGAAGAAACTATCCAATTACAATAGGAGAATAATGAAAAAAATAATCTTAATATGTTTATGTTTATTAATACCATTCACAGCACACGCAGGTATAAGCACTTCTACATCTAAATTAAGAATCCAAGAAGAAGATGGATCTCCAACTGGTAGACCAAGAACACTAAAGGTAACTAATACAACTCTTACCGATAACGGTGATGGCAGTTTTAGTTTAGATACAACTGGAAAACCTGCACATACAGTAACAGTAGCCGAATCAGGTGGAGATTATACATCAATACAAACAGCACTTAATAATAATCGCACAGACAATACTTTATTTATAATTTATCCTGATACTTATGTAAATGATACTATAAATTTCACAGCTAACGACCAATGTATAGTTGGGGCAGGTTTAACTGCACAATCTGTAATAACCAATACAGCACAGATAATTGATTATGGTGCTTATACAGGTTGTCGTATGAATAATATTAAATTAGTAGGAACATATACCACAGCGATAGATATGATAACGGGTAGTGGAGGTTTAATAGCAAGGGATGTTCATTTAGAGGTAAATGTTTCGGGAGCAATCGCAGGAAGCCCAACGGTAGTAAATACAACAGGTTCATTTAAACAGGTACGAGGTTCGTTAATTTATAAGAATGATGCTATATCAACAGGACAAATTAAACAAGCTCTTACATTGGGTACGTCAGCTACGGTAGAGTTAAGACGAGTTATAGTAGATATAGACGGCTCAAATGCTTCCACGGCAATAACTTTAGGGTATGGTGCAGGTACAGGTGTATTAAATGCGTATCGTTGTAAGGTAGATATAGAAGATGCGGATGCAGTTATCGTAAATGGGTTAGCTTATCTTGGGGGTTCAGGCGACCACGAATATTTGGGTAACGACCTTCATGTAACTTGTGGTGGTGATGGTAAATTTGCTTATGGGTTTTTATGCACTACGGCTACGTCGTTATCTATCAGAAGTATGTTTAATCACTTACACATAGAAGATGGCGGAGGTACAGGAAAAAGTTATGGTATGTCAATAGGTGCTGATTGTACGGTAGTCTCTCAGTTTGATGATATTGTAGCAGCGGATGGAGTTGTGAATAATGGAACTTTTACGGTTGCAAATTCTACTGCTGATGGAGATTTCACAGCTACGGGAACAGTGGATAGTGGTAAGCTTGTAGTGGACACAGACACGCTTGTAGTAAATGCTACGGGGCATGAAGATAGGGTAGGTATAGGAACAGATAGTCCAAACAAAACTTTACATTTACACTCAGAAGATACAGGGACATATTTTAAAATAACAAATGGAGGAACAGGTATAGGTGGCAATGATGGTTTTGATTTTGTTATTTATAATGATGATGTTTCTTTGATAAATAGGGAATATGGCTCTTTAAAATTTAGAACTAATAATATACATAGAATGACTGTTGATAAAGACGGCGATGTAGGTATAGGTACAGCTACGCCAACAGCTAATTTTCAAGTTTCACAATCAACTACTGGTGAAGGAACAGTAACCATCACAAGTACCACAGCCTGTGCGGGAACAGGAACAGACTTTCTTAATACTTTCAAAGTTGGCGATACTATTACAATCACCGATACAGCAGAAACAAAGGTAATATCAGCTATTGCTTCTGATACAGCGATGACTATTGTAGCGGGTACAAATGTTGCAGATTCGGCTTATACTCTTGCTGGTGGGGATAGATTAAGTGTACTAGGAAATGGAAATGTAGGTATAGGAACAGCTACTCCAAATTCATTATTGCAAGTTGGAGATGGAACAGGAAACCCTGAATTTAGAATTTATGGTGATGCTTCCACCCCAGGAACAGGAGCAAAATATGCGGCTTTAGATATTAATACCTGGGGAATGCTGAAGTTTTCTGGAGATATTGCTGGGGTTTATTATAATACAAATTTAATAATAAATGGTTCAAGCACAATAAAAGATAACACAAGTCAAGCTCAAATTGGTTTTGGAGATTCTCAAAGTTCAGGACAAACACTTATGTTTTATAATCTTATTAACAACAATATCTTTGCCAAAACGTTAGGATATGATTATGGACATTCTGCTCAAGATAATCCAACGGTTTTTATACATTCTGATAATAATTCTCAAACAGAATGGTTAAGTTTTACCCACGACCAAACAAACGGAGTTTTTGGATTGGGTTCTGGTGCTTATACATTTCCAGACGGCGATGTAGGTATAGGAACAGATAGTCCAGACTACCTACTAGATGTAGCTGAAATAGGTAATAGTGTGGGTGACTTTAAAATACAAGCTGATGTTCAAGGTGATGTTATATTGTTTGGTGATACTGATGTAGGAGATGCTGTAGATGGTCGGAAATGGATACTAAACCGTAAAGCTGCAGAAGGTGACAGGTCTTTAGAAATGTATATAGACCAATATACTGACGGACATATTGATTTCAATACCTCACCAATGAGTTTACAATATCAGGGCAATAATGATGTAAAGTTTTTCACAGCTTGTGGTAGTGGTGATAACAGAAATGTAAGACAGTATGGGTATATAACAGCAGCGGGGGGTAGAAAATATATTAACTGGCAAGTAACGGCAGCAGGCAATTTTGAACTTACAAGAGAAGATTCCAACATAGGTAATTTTGATATACAAATGCCATTAATAACAGATGCCATAACAATGAGTGCTGAATTAGTAGCCACACCTGACGAAATAACAGCTACAAGCGAGGGTGTAGCCGCTTCAATAGTAACATTAAATACTGAAGTAACAACTAATGATGATAATGATTTAGATGTCGTAACGCTTGCTGATGGAACAAGTGGACAGATAAAACATATATACTGTGTAGCTTCATTTACAGGTGATACTTGGAAGATAACACCAACTACTTTATTGGGTGGAACACAGATAACTTTTGGTGATAATTCTATAGGAACTGGTTGCACTTTGGTGTTTGCGGATAGTGAAGGTTGGATTGTAGTGGGTAACAATGGGGGAACAATAGCTTAAAAATTAAGGGGGAAAGATGAAGAAGGTAATATGTTTAATTGCAATAAGTTTAATGGTTGTTTCAACTTGTCAGGCTAAGACTATTGTGATAGCGGAAGACCAAGAACTGCAAGATATTGACGAAAAGCAAATTACAATAACTGACCAAGTAGAGGATGTTGAAAGCATAAGTATAAACCAACTCAAACATGAGATACAGCAACATCAAGCAAGAAGTGATTACCAACTAGAACAAAAGGCTGAGAAGGTATCCAAACTTACTGAAATAATGACTGCGTTAAAGGTAACAGATACAGACGGTACTTTATCAATAGAGAAATAGAAAGGTTTATCATGTCTGACCTTCAAGAAGTAAGAAACAGATTAATAGTTTTAGAAACTCAATCAGAAGAACGGTGGAAATCTCATACTGTTCAGAGCAAGATAATATGGACAGTTATAGACGATAAACTAGACTTACTTATAAGGCATAAGGATGACCAACAGCTACATAAAGATAAGTGTATGCAAGAGGCTAAGAGCTACACTAAAAGCCTTGTAGGATGGGTTCTGGGCGTTCCTACGACCATTGGCACTATAATAGGTATTATATGGGGTCTAAAACGTATATTATTGCTTAGTGCAGTAGTATGTTTGTTTCTTTGTGGGTGTGGTATCACAACAGAGTTTTATATTGCTGATAAAAAGGTGGGACATATTAAACAAGATTCGGCAGGTCAGGCGATACTTAAAACTGAAAATATGGAAATGTCAGTAGATACACGCAAACCGTCAGCTTGGGAAAGATTCATAACACCTATGGTTTCCGGGGCGGTGGGAACAGCAAAAGAAGGTGCAGGTGCGTTATGATGCCGGAAAAAGTGTTTTTAAACATGATTATGAACTATATTAAGAAAAGTGCCAGATTCTTTAAAGATTCTGATGCTATATTAAGGATGAGTGAATCGTGTCCGTCTAAAGAACTACATGAAAAAGGTATAGCAGTTCTTGATGATGTGATCATGAAAATATGTGAGAGGATGGGAAAATGAAGAATTTATTTAGTGGTAGATTTTGGTTGACTGTTATAGCTGGTGGGGTATTTGCTTTTTGTTCTATAAATAAAGTCTTACCGCCTGAAGCGATTGCGACTATACTGGCAATGGTGTTTTCAAATTATTTTAACAAGGGTAGGATGGAAGACAATGCTAAGTCAATCGACCATCAAAAATAATTCCGTTATTAAATCCATTTCGATGGTGTTGAAGATGATAACCACAATTCTTAAAAAGAATAAGTTGTGTTATTCTGTTATCATTTTTTTCTCCAATATGATGAACAATCTCTTTGCTGGTCAGGTATCTTCCAATATGTTGCTCAACCATAAGTCTGTGTTCGGAAACATATCCCTTTTTTGCAGATGGATGAGAAGGAATCCACACAAAGATATATCCATCTTGCACGTATCTTCCACCCTTCCAATTTCGAGAAGGTTTTCCACGCATACATTCGGAAAGTCTGTTCTTATGTTTTTGAGAAAGTTTTCTGTTTTTAGGAAGACCGTCTTTAATGTTTTGGATTTGCTCTGGAGTTCGCCTTTTGCCCTTATTCCCAAGTCCAATTTTTCTTTTAGTTTCTACTGTATGTGGAACTCGCTTTTTACCAATTTTTGCTTTAGACATACTTTCTCTGTGTTTTTTGGTTCTTTCATAAATTCCTTTTGGCATAAACTAACCTCCTTTGTTTTAATCCATACTAACATATTTCAAGAAAACTGTCAACTTCTTATTTTAACAAAAAGGATGACAAATAATGTTTAATCTATCAAAAATGGCAATTAACGATCTGTTAAAGGACTTTATCGCTAAACCATTAATACTTAAAGGCACAATAGATAACCTACATCCTGATTATAAGCTGAATTACAATATTGAGTTGCAGTCGATAAAGATAGAAAAGGATAAAGACGTACCTAAAAAGAGTAATTTTAAAAAATAAAGGAGGGTTAATATGTCAAGTTTCATGGATGCTTGGAAACGATGGTCACAAAGGCAATTTGATAGATGGGGATCTAAACTACAGGATAAAGCCGATAAAATACAGGCTATGGAGTTTCCTGATGATTTAAAGAAGGTATTGAAAAGTTTAAGTGAAGCATTACCTGAACAGATAGCTAAAAGTTTAATGGATTATATCATAAACTTGTATCAAGAAAGAGGACCGAAATTCGCAGAGGATTACATAAGAACCCTCATTAAATATATCAAAACAATTCATTTCTAATCACGAGCAACCCGACAAGGGCGGTAGGTTTTACTCTTTTCCCCTACCGCCCAACCCTCTATAACCCCATATTTACGGCACTTTTCAAAAAATAATCAGCCTAAAAATAAATGATGTTATTTACTTGCTTTTTCTTCGGGTGTTCTGTATACTATGTGTAAGGTTGTAAACGAACAAACACACAAAACAAAGGAGTAGCCATGAAAAGAAGATTACAGAATATGGGAAGAGAAGAACTAGCAAACCCTGTAGCAGAAGCATTAAGGAAAGCTAAAGAATGTGAAGAAAGATGTTGTGGCACTTGTGAACATTACAAAGCCGATAACGAAGATGGCTACCCTTTGAACTATTGCACATTTAACGACAGTTCAACAGATGAAGATGATTATTGTGACAACTATCAACAAGACTAGAAAGGAGTAAATATGAAAGATCCAATGGTACTAATATCGTTAAGGATTTCACAGAAAGACAAAGACAGATTTCAGAAGAAAGCAGATAAGTCGAGTAGATCGTTAAGCAACTATATCCGGCTTATACTAAGTAAGGAAAGGGGATAAAATGATATACACCATATTAGCTAGTATATTCATAATGTTTTGGATATTGATGTTCTCAGTAGTGTTTGTAGATATGGATAAGTTGAATAAAAAGGAGAGGGGATAAAATGAAAAAGTTGATAGAGATACAAAGAAAGTTAAAAGCTCCTAAAGGGCAAACTAATACCTTTGGGAAGTACAAGTACAGATCATGCGAAGATATACTTGAAGCTGTTAAGCCTTTATGTGTAGAAGCAGGTCTATTGCTTACATTAACAGATGATATGGTTCTTGTTGGGGATAGGGTTTATGTCAAGGCAACTGCTTCTGTAAGAGAAGGGTCAGTAATGCAAATTCAGGTAACTGCTTATGCAAGAGAATCAGAAAGTAAAAAGGGTATGGATGCTTCACAGATTACCGGAGCAGCATCAAGTTATGCACGAAAGTATGCACTAAATGGCTTGTTCCTTATAGATGACACCAAAGATGCAGATACACAGGACAATTCTAAGGTAGAGATTGAGTATATAGATGAAACAGAAAAGAGTTCTATACTCGATTATCTGGATGATACATCAATAGGGATAGACAAGGCAGTATTTCTAAAGTTCTTCAAGGTCGATAGCGTTGAGAAGTTACCTAAGAAACTGTATAATCAGGTCATTATTGCATTAGATACTCGCAAGAACACCGGAAAGGAAAAGGTATGTTAAAAGTTGACGTTGAACAAGGGTCTCAGATTTGGCTGAATCTTAAAGCCGGAGTTCCAAGTGCGAGTAATTTTGATAAGATAGTAACCACGAAAGGAGTAAGGTCTAAAACGGCAGACAAATATGTTCTTCAATTAGCTGGTGAGAAAGTAACTGGGAAAAGAGAAGAGGGATATAAAAGTAAGCACATGATAAATGGCATAGACATGGAACCGGAAGCCTCTGGGTTCTACGAGATTGGCACAGGAGCGACTTTAGAAATAGTGGGGTTAGTTTATAAAGACGAGAAAAAGTCCTTCCTATGTTCGCCAGATCGCCTTATATGCGATTCTAAGGGGTTACTTGAGATTAAATGTCCTAAATTAACAACACAGGTTAGCTATTTACTTAACCCTAAGAGCCTAGAAAGTGCATATTTCCAACAGGTTCAGGGGCAATTGTTTGTTACCGGGTATGAATGGTGCGATCTCATGTCTTATTTCCCGGGATTGAAACCTGTGATAATAAGGATAAAAAGGGATGAAGCGTTTATGTCTGCTTTGGAGTTCGAGTTGAAAGTTGTGTGTGCAGAGATTGAAAAAATTGTTGAAAAAATTAAATAAGGGGGAAATGTGACAAACAGTACAGAGTATATCAAAAAAGAGTTAGAGAAATACAATGTTACAAATACGGCACTCGCAAAGTTAAAAGATGATTATATGGGGTTAAAGGTTGATGCAGTAGATGATATGGATAATTATTTAGTTTGCAAAGAAGCACATCAAGAGGTTAAAAAACTAAGAGTAAGTGTTGAGAAAAAAAGAGTAGAGCTTAAGGCCTCAAGCCTTGAATTTGGAAGAGCCATAGATGGTGAAGCTAAGAGAATTACTATGGAAATAGAGGTAGTTGAGGATCATTTAGAAACACAGCGTAAAGTTGTAGAAAACGAAAAGAAACGCAAGATGGAAGAAGCTGCCCGGGAGGCACAGGAAGAGGCAGACCGTAGAAAGAAAGAGGAAGAGGATAGAATTGAAGCTGACCGTAAAGCTGAAGAAGAACGTCTTGAAGTAGTCCGTCTAGAACAAGAAGCAATAGCCAAGAAACAGAGAGAAGATCAAGAAAAACTTGATACACAGCAAAGAGAACAAGACGAAAGAGGTCGAATACTAAAAGAGATGGCTGAACGGCAGGCAAGAGAAAAGATAGAAGCTGAAGAAGTTAAGAAGAAAGCCGAACAAGATGAACTAGACCGTATTGCTAGAGAAAAACGTCAAGCTGAAGAAGTAGAACTTGCAAAACAAGAAGCGGTGCGACAAGAGAAGATTCGCAAAGAAGAAGAGGAAGCCGAAAAAGTAAGGGTAGCACAGGAAGTAGAGAAGAAAGCCGAACACGAAAGACAGACTGCTCCTGACAAGGAAAAACTGCATATTTTAGGACAAACACTTGCTGATATAAAATTCCCTGAAGTTCAAAGTCCTGAAGCAAAAGGAACTTTACTAGCAGTCAAGGAATCTATGGAACACTTAATTGAAAGTTTATTTAACGCAAAACTGTAGGAGAAAAGATGAAAACGCAAATTGAAGAACTAATATTTAGCATGGTAGACACAAAACATAACACAGTAACAAAGATGAACAAGTCTTTCTATATTGATCTGGGAGATATAGTTAATAGCTTAGAAGATATGGCTCGATATGTGGAAGATGGTGTTTATAATATGACAGCAGATGAGATAATAGCAGAATCAGAATCGTTTGATCCAAGAGTGTAAACCAACAACAAAAAGGAGAAAAAATGAAGTATCTAGACATCGTAAAAAAGAAAACATTTATACAGAATGGCGAAGAAAAGACTAAGTGGCTGAAACCTGCCGGAACACTAAAAATTAACGATAACGGAAAAATGTTTATCGAAATGAATGATGGTGTTGAATATTTTGTGTTTGAGCAGAAGGATAGAGAAGCGAAGCCTATACAGGAAGCGACTATTAATGTTGATGAAACAGAAAGCATCCCCTTCTAATGAAAATCAAAGCTAGGGTCATAAAAGTAAAAGGCAATAAAGTCCTGTTAGAAGTTAACGGTAGACCACCGAAAGAGGGCATCATCGTTACAATCAAGCATGGTCGGATAAGATCACTTAAATCTAATGCCTTGTACTGGCTTCTCCTTAACTGGTATATCGAGCATGGTGGCATTAAAGACCAAGGCTACATAGATGCTCAGGAGCTTCACGAATCGCTTAAAGGCAGGTTATTATGTAAGAAGGTAGAAGCTAAAGGTGGTTTTAAAATCATACAGGTGGGGTCAACGGCAGACCTCACCATGCGTGAATTTTCTGATTATATGGAGAAGTGCGAAGTGTTGATAAAGGAGTATTTTGGGGTAACGGCTAGTGAATTTTGGGAAGAATATCAAGATAGTTATAGTAGTGGTGGAGAGTGAAAATAGTTCTTGACAAGATTGGTGAGAAATGGTAAAATGCATTATGGAAAATATAAGTACAATGAAACTAAAATCACAAATTAATTTAATGTACGGACAAGGTCGCCTCTCTTCGGTTCTCTACGAGCCTTTGTGCTTAGGCATTCCAGCCTTGTTCGTACTTTAATTTTAGGTGGTGAACCATGAAAACTAAGATCAATATTCCCTCAATACTCAAGCGATTGGGCATCCAGAAAAACTCAAAATGTCAAGGTGATTACGAGATTATGAAGCGGTGGATCTATTATCAACCTATAGATCAGGCGGATTTTGATATGTACCTTAAACAAGCAATCAAATATATTGGGGTTTAAATGTATAAAATAGACGATATTATAAATAAGGTGCATTGTGCTGATTGTCTGTCTTTTATGAAGCAAATGCCGGATAATTGTGTTGATTTGGTGCTGACAGACCCTCCTTATGGGATAAACTACACACGACACATAAAGGAAACTAGACATATAAAAATCGAGAATGATAATGATCTAAAATGGTTGCCAGAATTTATTAGTCAAACATCTAGAATATTAAAATCACATGGAAACCTATATGTTTTTTGTAGTTGGCATAATGTAGATATATTTAAGGTGGAACTTTCTAAGTTTTTTTCTATACGAAATATGCTTGTATGGGATAAGGGTGGTCAGGGTATGGGTGATTTAAAGACAACCTATGGATGTGTGTATGAACTTTGCTTTTTCGCAAATACAAAAACTTCGGAATTAAATGGAAAAAGAAACAGTGATGTTATCCGATTTTCAAGCACTCATAGAACTGGTAACGTTTATCACCCAACACAGAAACCCACAAGTTTAATGGGATTTCTGATTGAAAAGAGCAGTAAAGAAGGTGATGTTGTCTTTGATTCATTTTTAGGCTCAGGTACAACGGCAGTATCCTGTAAAGAACTTAATAGAAAATACATAGGCATAGAAATAAACCCAGAATACTGCAAGATAGCAGAGAAACGAATATTTAACACACAGGGAAGCTTGTTTTAAGGAGTATAAAATGGCAAAACGATTCACAGATAGTAGAAAATGGGATGATCCTTGGTTTAGGAGATTACCTTCAGAATATAAGATTGTTTGGATATATCTCTTAGATAAGTGTGACCATGCCGGAGTTTATCAGGTAGACATAGATTCTATATCTTTTCATATAGGTAAACCATACACAGAACAGGCGATTATCAAGGCATTTAACAGCAAAATACAAGTTGTTAGACCTGATAAGTGGTTTATACCTAACTTTATTAAATTCCAGTATGGAGAGCTAGAAGAAGTTAATAGGGTACATCAATCGGTAATTAATATACTAAAACCTTTAGGGGCTTATAAGGGGCTTAAAAGGGGTATACAAGGGTGTAAGGACAAGGACAAAGACAAGGATAAGGACAAGAACAAGGACAAGGACTTTATAAAAGAGCTATCAGATAACTCTTCTTATGCCCATATAGACATTAAAAAAGAACTAGGTAAAATGGATGCTTGGTTATCTGCCCATCCCGGCAGACAGAAAACTAAAAAATTTGTTATAAATTGGCTTAATAAGATAGAAGTTCCTTTAAAAGCAGAGAAAAGGAGTAAATACCATGTACGATAACAACACAGGCTTTTACAAGTTTGGTCAGTATGTAGATGAATCGTATCTTGATCTTAAATCAGGAAGTGGTAAATATGACATAGAGTTCCCTATATCTTTCTTATCTGATGCTTTATCAGGTATGACTAAGAGCGAATTGATGGTTATAGGTGCAGATTCCGGTGTAGGCAAGAGTGAATGTGTTAATAAAATAGCCTTTCATAATGCTAAAAAGGGCAAGAAGGTATATATGTTCTCTTTGGAAGGCGATAAATACGACCTAATCAATCGTGTGAGATACGAATATTATATTAAATATCTTAAAAAGATGAAGAATTATGGTATGTGGTGTTCTTACCGGGATTTCCTCATAAACAGAGAGTTAAATCAAGAGGCACTAGAAACAGTTGATTCTATGTTAAAAAACAATCTTGAGACACTAAAAGTATTTAAAAGAGAAGATGAAATGTCATTGGGATTGTTTGAATCTCATCTAGCTATGATAAACAATACAGCAGATTTAGTTATTATAGACCATTTGCATTATTTTGAGTTCCACAAGAAAGAATATGAAGCTATAAACGAGATAATGAAGAAACTCAAGAAGTTACAAGAAAAGTATAGGTTACCGATAATACTTGTAAGCCACCTACGGAAAAAGGATAAAACTAGGTCGTTTCCAGATCAAGAGGACTTTCATGGTTCGAGTAATATAGTCAAACAGGCAGACACTTGTATAGTTATGGCACATATAGATAATAACGAAGAAGATGCAGAAAAACAAATATCAGATAATACATATAAAACTGGTATCAGGATAGTCAAGTCAAGAACCGGGTTCAGTTCAAAACTTATAGGTGTAATGGACTACAGTTTAGAAGAAAGAACATACAGCGATAAATACGATCTAATGGTATGTGGTAATAACTATATGTCAGATGTTACTAACGATAATATTCCAAAATGGGCTGTCAACGCTAGGAGAATAGATGCAAAACTTTAATCTAACAGCTAAAAAGGAATTATTGGGTACAACTTATAATCTTATAGATACCTTAGAGCATACATTAAAAACTTTAAGAGTATTATATAAGACATTTCCAGAGTGTAGAGAAGAAATATTAAAAGCTGCAGAAGGTGTAAAAAGAGAAATTGCAGAAGAAAAAGCGAGCATTAAAGGGATAAGGAGTTGATATGAAACTAATTATCGCACTAATAATATGCGTATTGTTATTTGCTGTTTACAAGATGGGTTACACAGACGGTTATAAAAGAAGATCCGAACAAATAGAAAGTTCTATTATAAAACATTGGGTAGATAAATATGACATAACAGAAATAGAGGTGTCAGAATGACCATACAGAAAAGTGTAACTTGTAACAACGTAGAACTTACCAAGAGAGTAAACGCTATGTGTGGTATGCACAGAAAGTTAAAATCAATGCCACCAAGTCAGAGACTAAAATATGGGTTTAAGTGGGATAATGATAAAAAAGAAATGGTTAAGGTGGGGAAATGAAGGTGTTGAACTTGTATGCCGGGATCGGGGGGAATCGAAAACTTTGGAAAGGTGTAGATGTAACAGCAATAGAAATGAATCCGAAGATTGCAGCCATATACCAAGACTTCTTCCCAGATGATAAAGTTGTAGTCGGTGATGCTCACCAGTATTTACTTGAACATTTTGCAGAATATGATTTTGTGTGGTCTAGCCCGCCTTGTCCTACCCATAGTAGATTTAATCTTCTAAGTAACGTTCAAGAAGGTAAGAGTGTAAAATACCCGGAAATGGCGTTATATCAAGAAATACTCTATCTAAAACATTGGTATAAGGGAAAATGGTGTGTAGAGAATGTTATCAGTTACTATGAACCGTTAATAAGACCACATGAGATAAATAGTCATTATTTTTGGAGTAACTTTCATATATCTAATATTCCCAACAAAAAAAGAGGTATCAGGGGACAACATAAGGATTACCGTGAAACTTTATTGAAACAAGATGGCATTGACGTAGATCATTACAAGATAACAAAACAGTTAAAACATAAAATCCTAAATAATTGTGTTGAACCACAAACTGGTCTACACATATTAAATGAATCAAAAAGAGAAGTGCAGCCAGATATGTTTAAGTAAAGGGGAATAATGGCAAAGAAACGAACACTTAAAAGATGGAAGTTTTTAGCATGGCAAGCACTCAGCCGGAAGAAACGAAGTATTGGAGTTTGTCAAAGGTGTGGCAAGCCAAAAGAACCCAAGAACCTAGACGGACATCATATAATCCGTAGAAGTAAAGGCAACTATGCTATGTTCTGTGAAGATAACATAATAGTTTTATGTGATTATTGTCATAGAAGATGGTGGCATGGTATATCAACTTGGGATGAGCAGAGAGATTTAGTATCTAAGACTATTGGGTTAGATCGATATGAAGAACTAAAGAGTTTGTGCCAAGCTACAATAAAGTATAAAGATTATGATTATGAAGAAATGATAAAAAGGTGGACAACGGATGGATGAGTTTAAATTTGACGAACTATCAGAGTTAGTAAGACAAGGTATAAAAATAATGAAGTTAGGTATATCTGATGAAGAGAAGTCGGATAGGATAGTCGAGTTGATAGAACAATATAGAAAGGTGAAATAATTATGGATAAGAAAAAAAGTAACTGTATCATTAGTATCTATAGTCGTGTCACAGGTTACTTCCAACCTTTAGTTCAATGGAATCCCGGTAAAACCAAAGAGTTTCATGATCGCAAAGAATATAACCTGAAAGGAGCAGAAAATGGAAAACAAAGAGAAGATAAACCTGATAACAAATGAGCTTTTACCAAAGATAAAGAAACTGCTGATACAGGAAATTAATCTTGGTAATAGAAGCGAAGCTGACAGGCATTGGAAAGCCTATTGGGAGTATGTAGAGTTAAAGAATGAGTATAGATTGGGGAGTAAATAATGGATTGGGTAGCCGGGATATTAGAACTTACAGCACTATATATAGTCGGGTGCAAAAACAGATTCGGGTTTATCTTGAATGTATGTTGTGGTATTTGTTGGATTATATATGTTGTTATGAGTAAAGGATCGTATGGGCTGTTAATCGTAGTTGTTCCGGCACTATTTATTAACTGCATAAATTTCCTGAAATGGAGCAAAGATGAAAATCAAAACACATAAATTTCGGCTAGGAAAATATCATATAGAGTTTGGTGGTAGGTTTGATGGTGCTACTGACGTTCCAGATGCTAGACCTTGGAATGAGCAAATCCATCTTATGCAGATATTAGACGGTAATAGTTTCAAGTCATTAAACTCGGCATTACACGAAGCTATGCACGCAGAAGGGATACCGGATAAATACTTGCATACTAAAGACGGATATTCAGATACAGAACGACTAACTCGTTTTTTATGGCGATTAGGATACAGAAAGGTTGGCGATAAATGAAACCTAAAACAAGATACGGATTATTAATGGGTGATTTTCATTGTGGACATCTCGTTGGATTAACTCCACCGGATTGGCAGGTAAAATATTCACCTTTAAGTACCACTAAAAGACGTAAATGGGCTTATATTTGCCGAGCATTGTGGGGTGCTTTTGATGAGATATTACACGAACTACCTAAGTTAGACTTTGTAGTTGCCAATGGAGATCTTGTAGATGGTAAGGGTAAGAAATCAGGTGGTACTGAATTAATAACAAGTGATATGAACGAACAATGTGATATAGCTATAAGCATCCTTAAATATGTTAAAAAGTTTTGTAAGAAAGATGCACCGTTTTTTGGTACTTATGGAACTGATTATCATAGTTCCGTTCAAGGTGATGAATGGGAGAACATAATAGCTAAAGCTGTTTTTGATAAAATCGGATCACATGAATGGATAGATGTTAATGGATGTATATTAGATATTAAGCATAAAGAGGGTAGTAGTTCTGTTCCCTATAGCCGACATACTGCTCCGGCAAAGTCAGGTGTATGGAATAATATATGGGCTATGCGAGATGAACAACCAAATTCAGATTTAATAATAAGAAGTCATGTGCATTATTACAGTTATTGTGAAACACCAGATTATGCAGCATTAACTCTTCCGGCACTTCAAGGTATGGGAAGTAAGTTCGGAGCAAAACAATGTATCGCAACGGTAGATTGGGGAGTTGTGCTAATAGAGATATTTCCAGACGGACATTTTATGTTACATCCGAAACTAAGAAAGATAAAAGAGCAAAAAACAAAGGCGGTGGTGATATGAAAAAGAAATCTATAGATGTAAGTGGTTGGAGAGAGTTGTTGGAAGATGTAGCAGTATCTACACCAGAAAAAGATTATCATAATGCTTCTTATATTGCGGGTGAACTTGGTGTAAACACTATGCTAGTCCGAAGGCGAATGAAAAAGATGCGAGAGACAAACAGAGTAGTAGCAAAACAGTTCAGGAATCCAGAAACAGGTAAAGTTGAATGGTATTACAAACAATAGAGGTGGATATGGAAGCGATCAGAAAGATATTTAAAGCCATATATTCGTTATTAGTTTTGTTTTGTCTTATATTTCTGTTTTGTATTGTGATGGTAACAAGTAAGTTACACAGTTTTTTCAAATGGATTAATGGCTAGGTTCTTTGCTGAGAGATCAGATCAGATTAAATGTCGAATCAGGCAGCCTAGTCACGAAAGGATGAGATGATGAAAGAATATAAATATTTAACTGAAATAAACAACCAATATACAATATCAATTCCTGAAAAAATACTAAATCAATTAACATTAACTGATAAATTACATATTTCTATTAAAGTTAAGGAGGATAAACAATGGCTAAAGCTAAACAAATAGAACAGATAGCAGAGATAATATATGATGAGACTAATTCTAAATGGGAAGTATGTCTCATGTGTGCTGAGAGGATTTTTAATGAGGATTGGAGGGTGTAATGAAAGTTAAATGCTGTAGTTCTTGTAGAACAATATTCAACTGGTGGGATAGATGGTGTAAAGGTGGAATGTGCTGTTGCAAGCATTCATATATGATAGATACAGCAACAAATGAAGTCTGTAAAATGATTCAAGAGGAATTTATAACTATGAGTAAAGGTAAACAGATATTGGGGATTAGTCTTATGGAGATGAGAGAGATGTTTAATGAATGGGTTAAGGATTGGAGAAAGTAGTCTATTCTATATATGTAATAATATAACAAAGAGTTGATTTAGGTAGTATATATTAAATAAGGAATGGAGGAAATGATGAACAGAAAAGAAGCTATTGAAATTGCTGAGAGGGAGTTACCTAAACCAAAGGATATTCTAAACGCAAATGATGTTCCTTTTAATTTTGGATTTGGATTTAATGAAATGAGATTTAAAGCCATACCTCTACTGGCGGATAAGATAATGCAATACGATGAACTACTAGAACAGTATAAATGTCTATCCGAAGTAAGAACAAAAGAGTTTGATGGATTGATAACTGAAAATACTGAACTGCAACAAAAACTAGATAGGGTTACAGAATCCGATGCTCACAGAGAAATGGATGTGTTTTACTGGAAAAAGAAATATGAATCTCTCCAAGATAGGGTGCTTGGGTTGGATATTGAATCTATATGTAATGAATTTGATATTTGGGGAGCAGACGAAGAAGGATTGATAAAAATACTTAAACAAAAAATACAAGAAGTAGTAGAACATCAAAACTGATATATAAAGATACAATTAAAGGGTTAAGGTGTCAATTATGATAGATAGAATCATATTAAAACTACCTATAAGGATTATAGCACTACTGGTATTATTTGAACCTGTTAAATGGTGGAGGAACTATGTTAAAAAATATCTATAGAATAGCTATGGTAATTATCACATTAAGTATTTATGGTAAGTTAGGATATATAAATGAGACTTTGAGTGAGGTCTTAAAAGCGTTACAAACAATAGGAGGTTAATATGTTATTATTGGGAATAGGTGCGATCGTAGGTAGTATGTTTCATGCAGGGTTTTGGATAACACTAATGAGTAGTGTAGCTTTTTTCTATGGGGTAGAAGTAGCTAAACTTTTAGTATTGTTTAAGTAAGGGAGATGTGATGATAAATAAAGGATTAGGGAGCAGATTGAATGTTTGGAAGAATTGGTTGACTTGGAGTATATTGATTGTGTGTACGCTTATTCTCGTTGTTGGATGTTTTACTGGATGGATTTGGTGGGGGGTGTGGATATGTGGAAAATTATTTTAGTAATTATGATGTTGTTTTGTAGTGCCGGATATGGTTTAGAAGTTGGAGAAATGCAAAAGATAGGTATTATGGAAGTAGAATTTAATGGTTCAGGTTGGTTTAATAAGAAGGCCTCATACTCAACTGTTTTTGAGGTGATAGAAATAGAAAAGAAGGGAAAATACTCTAAAATAGAAGTCCATCATATCTCTGGAATTCCTGAACGATTTAAAGAAGAGGCAGAAAAATTAATTCCAGATTGGATAGAAAGTTCGAGAGTAAATTGGTTTGTAGAAACAACAAGAACAAAATAAAGGAGATAGATATGCCAGAATTACTTGACAAACTAGACGTATGGATGTTTGATAGAGGTGGAGAGAATTATATATTTGCTGTTATAGGCATAAGTTTTCTAATGTTGATATGGTTGATCGGATATTATTGTGGTAAAAACGAAGGGAGTGTCAAATGAAGTTTAAAGAATTTTTGTATTTCTATGGGTTTAAAACAGGTATAGCACTAATAATAGCACCGATAGCTTGGGATGTGTTAATGCTAGGTGGTAGGAGTGCTTTGATATGGTCGGTAGGTTGTGTTGGGATGTTAGTTCAGATTGTTGGTATTGTGTTGATGATGATTGGTGGGCGTGACAGTAAATAAAAGGAGCGTGATAAATGCCATTTACAAGATTCCCGGCACATAAGATAGACATAAAGAAAAGATCCTGTTTAACCTGTGGTAAGATGTTTACCAGCCAAAGTGCTGTAAACAGAAGATGTAAGAAATGTAAGTATAACGCTAAAAAGATGGGTGATCTACCGGATAAGCTAACAGTACATAAATATAATGAATTAGGATAATATGATATTGACTAAGTTGTTATATATGATATACTTTGTTGTATGGAGAAGTGTATCAACTTTAAACCTATAGGAGATAAGGCAACGCTTAGTTAAGCTAGGTGTTGTCTTTTTTATTATGAAGAAGTTTCAAGAGGACAAAATCAAGGGAATAAACAGACTAAGAGATGGCAAAATATGTGTTCTCTGGGTTAAATATAATAAATCTGCAAAAGAACTTTCAGAAATCTACAAATTAACGGAACGTCGTATACAGCAAATACTTAGAAAGAATCATGCTTTCGTGCCAATTGATAAAGAGTGGGAAAAAAAGAAACGCATAAAATGGATAGAAAACCAGATAAACAAAAGAGAAGATAAAGGTGAACTATCTAGAAAAGATTTGGCTGATTTATACGAACAACACCGTAAGGAAATAGAAGGCGATAAACCTTTGATAGATAACAGCATTAACACTACATACCAAAAAGTAAAGGTGATAATTGATGATAACTCCAGAATTTCATCTGCACTCAAGTCAAGGATTAATCCTAAACGACCCAAGCAGGTTTAAGGTACTTGATGCTGGAAGAAGATGGGGTAAGTCGTTTTTAGCTTTAATTGCTCTTTGTTTAGAAGGACTAGAATACCCCGAAGCAAGACTATGGTATGTCGGTCCGACTTTCCGGCAGAGTAAACAGATAGCTTGGGTACTACTAAAGAAACTGCTAGAGGGTGTAGACGTAAAATGGAACGAGAGCGAATTAAGTGCTTTGATAAGGCAAACAGGCTCTTTGATAGAATTGAAAGGATCTGATAACGAAGATTCTTTAAGAGGTGCAGGACTAGGAACTAAGCAGCATTACGGTGGATTAGCCTTAGTAGTTGATGAGTTTGCTAGTATCTATGATAACTGGTCAGTATGGCATGAAGTATTAAGACCGATGCTATCCGATCATAAGTCAGGTGCTATGTTTATATCAACACCAAAGGGTAAAGATGCTTTCTGGGAGCTATTTATGAAAGGTCAGCGAAGTGAAGATGGGTGGAAGAGTTGGCAGTTACCAACAGTAAACAACCCATACATAGACCCTGAAGAGATAGAAGAAGCTAAGAAAACGATGCCGGAACGATATTTCAGACAAGAGTACGAAGGTAGCTTTGAAGATTTTGTAGGTTTGATATACCCTGAGTTTAGCGAGAACCATCATGTTGTAGAGCCGTATTTCGTACAGCAAGTATATCCTAAGTTAGGAGTTATAGACCCAGCACTAAGCGGTACAACAGCAGGACTAAAGTCTTATATTGACGAAGCAGGTTATATAGTAATCTATGACGAATACTATGAGAAGGATAAGCGAGTATCAGAGGTTTGTGCTGAGTTTAAGGGTGAAGAAGAGATTAAATGGTTAATTGACCCGGCAAGTAAAGCTAAGAGTGTAGAGCGAGAAGGTAACTTATATAGTTTATATGACGAGTATCACCAATATGGTATCACAGCAGAAACAGCAGAGAACGATGTACTTGGTGGTATAAACAGAGTAGCAGAGTATTTTAAGACTAACCAGATAAAGATATTCAAGAACTGTACTAATCTTATTTGGGAGCTAGAACGGTATCATTGGACAGAACCTAAAGAGACAGCTAAAGGCGAGATTAAAGCAGAACCTTATAAGAAAGACGATCATTTATGTGATTGTCTTAAATATTTAGTAGCGAACAGACATGACCCGGCAGATTTGACATTATTAGAAGAGTACAACCCATTATCAGCATGGGGTAAAGTAAACGATATGAGAAAACGAGCTAAAAAAAGGAGATAATCATGGCAACGGCAAGAAAAGGTGACTGTGGACGGGGAACACCAAGAGTAGGGTCTAAAGGCGA